ATACTCTTCTTTTGGACGTCTCAAATCTGAGGTTTGCTCTGAACGCAAACGGTCAGATCATGCAGTCAAATACACATCCAAAGTCAAAGTACAACACCACAATCAAGCGTATCAGTGGCAATCTTGCATCTGCCAATGGTAAAGTCTACCTTCAGTGGCATGGTGATAGCAACTCAGAAATCATTGTAACTGGTGCAGGTGGTTTTGACTTTGATTTTCAAAGTATGGGTGATGGTGCGGTCTTCAGCAACCCAGAAGCAAACAGTTCAGGTGACATACTAATTACCACTTTCGGTTTGGTTGCCGGTGACGCCGCAACAATCCTTGTTGACTTGAAGAAGGACAACAATGACTATGACGCTGGCCAAACTGCTGATCCATACGCATTCAATAGAGGATAAGATGAGAGACCTAGTAAACAAGATACTCGAAAAGAAGTACGATCAGGCCTCTCAACTCTTTGAAGAGCGGATCGTTGAGATTCGTGACAAGAAACTACACGAATCAAAGAAGATGGTAGCAGCAAAGATTTCAGAAGAGTCTTTTCCAAGCGCACTTGACGAAGAAGACGTTGAGGTAAGTCGCGAGCTCGATGAACTGGATCTGAGTAGAGAACCAAAGGGTGAAGTCATAGACAAAACCCAAGAAGGTGATAAAGCAAAGTCAGTCAATGATATGACTAACTATCTGAACAGCAAGAAACAGACAGTTAACACTTCGGCAAAGACTGATCTACCTAAACCAAACGTTAGTGTGCATCACAAGACTACACCAAGCACTATCAAAGAAGATGAAGATGAAGAACTGACCGAAGCACGAATCAAGATCATCAAGGCACGTATTCGTGGTGGTAAAGTTCAGAGACGCAAGAAGATTTCCAATGTAGAGGGATACACTCTACGTGGTGGTAAGATGAAGCGTATGTCTCCATCTGAGAGACGCCGCAGAAAACTAGGTCAGAAGCGTGGTAAATTAAAGCGCAGATCGAAGATGAGAATGGCCATGATGAAGCGGAAACGTTCACTAAGAAAAAGAGCATCAATCGGATTGTAAACATGAAACTCATAAAAGAAGAAGTCGTCCAAGTACAATACCTTGTTGAAATCAACGAGGAAACAAAAGAAAAGCAGCACTTCCTTGAAGGTATCTTCATGCAGGCTGAGACAAAGAACCGTAATGGTCGTGTCTATCCTAAAGCAGTTCTGGCAAAAGAAGCAGACCGATACAACAGAGACTATGTATCGAAAGGCAGAGCATTTGGTGAACTGGGCCATCCAGACTCACCTACTATCAATCTTGATCGTGTTTCACACATGATTACAAGACTCGAACCAGATGGAAACAACTTCATCGGTAGAGCAAAAATACTGGATACTCCTAATGGTAAGATCGTGAAAAGTCTTCTAGATGGTGGAGCTCAGTTGGGTGTCAGCACCAGAGGCGTAGGGTCTCTGAAAGAATCCAACGGTTTCAAACTTGTCCAAGATGATTTTCATCTAGCAACAGCGGCAGACATTGTTGCGGACCCTTCAGCACCAGATGCGTTCGTCAGAGGCATCATGGAAGGCAAGGAATGGGTCCTTGATGAAACAGGTTGGAAAGAAATTGACTACTACTCTGCTAAGAAGCAGATCAAGGAAGCAAGCAAATATGAAATTGAAGCGGTGGCATTGCGACTGTTCGAAGATTTCATCTCAAAACTTTCAAAAACATAAATAAAACTAAAAGGAGTATCTAAATGAGTAAGTCTCTTACTGAAGTAGCAAAGGCAGTTCTGATGAAGGAATCTAACGATTCCACACCAGATGCCGGTGCTAAGTCATCAAACCCAAACATGGCAACATTGAAGGCTGGTTCAAAGTCTGTTGATCCGAACCCAATGAGCAATGATGCTACTCTTGTTGCAGACGCACCAAAGAAGCCTGGTGAAGGTGAGAACGTTGGCGCTGCTGCTGCTTCAAAGATCAATAAGGACAAGACCGTAAAGCAAGCACATCCAGCACAACCTGCTGAGAAGCTCGCTGAAGAGGAAGACGAAGAAGGTGATGTGGTTTCAGAAGCATCTCCTGCTGCAAAGCCAGTCAAGAAAGACATGGCAGATGCTATCGCAAAGTTCAAGGGTAAGGTAACCAAGGTTCCTGCCAAGACAAGTAAGAAGACCGGTAAGATGAAGATGGCTGAAGAAGAAGTCGAAGAACTTGAAGAGGAAGATGATATCGAACTCTCAGAGGAACTCGAAGCATTCATTGATGCCTGCATCGAAGAAGGTCTATCTGAAGAAGAAATCGAAGAAGCAATCTATGAGAACTTTGAACTTGTATCTGAAGATGCTGAAGACCTTGAAGAGGAAGAAGACCTAGAAGAAGAGGAAGACTTGAAAGAAGAAGTCGAATACGAATATCGTGTCGATATCGCTGAACATGTCGGTGCTCTCTTTGAAGGTGAAGAACTCTCAGAGGAATTCAAGGCAAAGGCAATTGCTATCTTCGAAGCAGCAGTCACAACTGTTGTAAAGCAGGAAATCTCTGCACTTGAAGAAGCATATGCAACAACTCTTGAAGAGCAGGTCGAAGCAATCAAGGAAGAACTCTCAACCAATGTTGATGACTATCTCAACTATGTTGTAGAGAACTGGGTTGCTGAGAACGAAGTTGCTATCGAAGCAGGTCTTCGTACTGAACTAACCGAGGAATTCATCTCAAATCTAAAGAATCTGTTTGCTGAACACTACATCGACATTCCAGAAGAGAAGGTCTCAGTAGTTGAAGAACTTGGCAACCGAGTTGAAGAACTTGAGAGCAAACTAAACGAAGAAATTGAACGCAACGTTCAACTTACCGCTGTTCTCTCTGAGAGCATGAAGAGCGAAGTCATGCATGAAATGACTGAAGGTCTGACCGCAACTCAGTCTGAAAAACTCAAGACACTTGCTGAGAACGTTGAGTTCACATCAGCAGAAGAGTTTGCAACAAAGGTGGCAACGCTGCGCGAGAGTTATTTCCCTTCTACAGTCAAGTCTCAAGGTGAACTCGACACCATTGAAACTGGCACAGAAGGTAAGACAATGATTGCGGAAGAACTTCAGGGTCCAATGGCACGTTATGTCCAGACGCTCGGCCGTAAACTTCCAAACTAATAAATACATTCAACGTAAGAATCTCAAAGGAGAATATTAAAATGTATCTTACAGAACAACTAGAACAGAAGTGGTCTCCAGTTCTTGACCACGAAGGCGTTGGAAAGATCAGAGATCCGTACAAGCGCGCTGTTACTGCAATCATCCTGGAGAACCAGGAGAAGGCAATGGCAGAAGAAGGTCGTGTGCTTAACGAAGGTATGTCTGTTGGTACAGGCGGTTTCGGTGGCGGTGCTACTGCTTCCGGTCCTGTAGCAGGTTATGACCCAATCCTTATCTCTTTGGTTCGCCGTGCGCTTCCAAAGTTGATCGCATATGACGTCTGCGGCGTTCAGCCTATGACCGGCCCAACCGGTTTGATCTTCGCAATGCGTTCACGTTATGCTGGTCAGACTGGAACTGAGTCATTCTTCAACGAAGCAAACACCAGTTTCTCTTCTACCAACTCTCTTGGTGCTAATGGTTCTTCAGTGCTACATGCAAACACCAACCCTGTTGCAAACACACTTGAAGCATCTATCTACACCTATGCTAACGGTATGACAACCACTCAGGCAGAAGCACTCGGTGATAGCGCCACAAACGCTTTCGCTGAAATGGCATTCAGCATTGAGAAGGTGACAGTCACAGCACGTTCACGCGCGCTAAAGGCTGAGTACACCATGGAACTTGCACAGGACCTCAAGGCTGTTCACGGTCTTGATGCTGAGACAGAACTTGCGAATATTCTGTCTACAGAAATCCTCGCAGAAATCAACCGCGAAGTCATTCGTACCATCTACAACTCTGCTGTTCGTGGTGCCACCTACGGTACTACTACCGCTGGTACATTCGACCTTGACACTGACTCAAACGGCCGTTGGTCTGTTGAAAAGTTCAAGGGTCTGGTCTTCCAGATCGAACGTGAGTGCAACGCAATCGCCAAGGCAACTCGTCGTGGTAAGGGTAACATCCTTATCGTATCTTCAGACGTTGCTTCTGCTCTTGCAATGGCTGGTGTTCTCGACTACACACCTGCACTTCAGTCAGCAGTCAACCTTGAAGTAGACGACACCGGCAACACCTTTGCTGGTACAATGCACGGCCGCGTAAAGGTCTACATCGACCCTTACTTCGGTGGTTCAGCAGCAGGCGACGAACTTGTCTGCGTTGGTTACAAGGGTACTTCTCCTTATGACGCTGGTCTGTTCTACTGCCCATACGTTCCTCTCCAGATGGTTCGCGCTATCGGTCAGGACACCTTCCAGCCTAAGATTGGTTTCAAGACCCGCTACGGCATGG